TAGGGTATTAGAAAAGTCTATGACTAAGGAACTGAAAGCCGCACAGAAAATGAATAAAAAAAAAAAGCAAAAGAGTAATAGAAAGCCTAGCGGTTTTGTGAAGCCTACGCTTATTAGTATGGAATTGGCTGATTTTTTGAAGGTGCCTCATAAGAGTGAGATTGCTCGCACTGAGGTGACTCGTGAGATTAATAAATATATTCGCGAGCATAAACTGCAAGATGCTAAGAATGGACGAATTATCAATGCTGACAAGGCGCTTCAGACGCTTCTCAAGGTACAGAAGTCAGATGAACTCACCTATTTTAATCTTCAGAAATTCATGAGTCCTCATTTTCTAAAGGCGGGACAGGAAGTGACTGCTATTTTTTAAAAAATAACGTATAATGAATATTATAATATATAAAAAATATTATAATATATAAAAATTAAATATCTAGACTTGAATGGCACATTTTTAGAGAAAAGGGTACTTGTTTTACCTTACGTAATTCATTTAATAAGGTCGTATTATTGAAATACTTTTGAATGAATAAATGGATGGGTTTATTACAGGTAAGGGTAGGGCACCATTTAATGAAAGGTTTAAGATGATAGATACAAATCATTTTGCCAATATAGTAGCAAAATACGTTAGTTTGTTCTTTATATTTATTGGTATGTTGAGAAATAATATTGTGGTAGGTAAGGTCCATATGTTGTAGAATATGAACGGTTTGTTTTATGGAGTGCATTCTCTCTAGTTGTAAAATATTCCAGATATTTTGTTTTTTATAGAACGCATAAAATATAGAATGTAAAATGGTTGCCCATGTTTCGCTATATACTTCGCCCATTAAAAAATCCGACTCGATATGAAATAGTTTTTTCATTTCGGGTGCACCAGGTGAGGACTGATATTTATCCAGTTGAAAATAATGGAAAGATTCATGTATTAACACTTTAAACCATTCTTCTTTGCGCCAAATAAGGATGGATGATGAATTCGCCGTACATACACGAGTAGAACCGCTATTTACATTATAGGGTCCTATGATTTGCTCTTTAGCAGGTAGCAATTTCTTAAAGGGGGTTAGAAATAGATTAATATGTAGGGGTTTTACACATGACTTATCTGCATATGGTAGTATAAAATGTAACCAGACGGATATATAATGAAAATAGATATCTGATATAGGATGTTCATCCACGATGGTGATTATTACCTTGTCTATTACTAATTGTTTGCTATAGTTGCTATTATTAATAATATGCTGTTGAATAGTTACATCCAGAAACGGATTGCTTTTTATATCACTTAAATCTAGTTGAGATAGTAAATGTATCTTTTGGCTTGTTATGGAGTTATGTTTTATATGGGTTAAGGATTTCTTATAAGCATGTTTTATCTCTCTAGTGAATTTATGTACTAGGTTCCTTAATTTGGGGGATGGTTTCATATTATATGTTTTTATTTTTTTGCTTGTCTTTTAGCACAGTATTGTCTTACCTTGCCCTTTCGATAAGTGCACTCCTCTACCAGTTTGTTGCACTCTATCTCCGGTAATTTGTGACATATATTATCCTTATCCTTATTTTTCTTTGTTTGTTTTTTTGGCGTGGGAGACTGTTTCTTCGTTTTACTAGGAGGCACCTTCTTAGGGGGGGTTTTAGTTTTTGGCTTCTCCACCTTTTCTACTGGGATAGACGGTTTCTTTTGTATTTCTAGTTTAAATTCTTTTAAATCCTCAATCTTATTCCACCCAGCGGATTCATCCCCAATCATACATCTCTCTACCAGTTTACTTCTTAACATATATGGCAACTGATTAAACTTAAACGCCAAAGTATTTTTGAAATAAACCAGTTGATAATGTTCGTCATTAATATAATTAGCTAAAATATAAAAATCAGGTTTAGTTACTTCCGATTGCGTGCACAGTATAACCGGATCGGTTCTATTCTCTTCCCCCTTTTCCATTAGATGTTTATATTGCTCATTACTAAATATAATTACTTTAATATTTAAGGACTGTTCTATTTGTCTTATAGACCATTCTGCTGCCCAACACTCTTTCGTGGTAACATATTCTTTATATTTTTCAAATGTATCTAGATCTTTAAGTTTTGTAGCATTTAGTTCTCTTAAGATTTCTTTCGCATTATTAACATCCTCTTGTATAGTTTCACACTCTTTCATATACCTTTCCGTATCTGTCTTTGTTTTTACCTGCTTATTTTTTAACTTTTCCGTACATTCTTTATACTTCTTTTTACTTATCTCAATTTCCTTTAAATTATCTGCTATTATTTCTCTAGCATTATTATAACTGGCCTCTAAATTTTTATACTCTAAAAGCATTTGACGTAATTCGGGTATCGTATAAGTTTTACCAACCGTTTTCATTGCATCCCTTACTACATAAAAGAAACAATTACCATCTCCATTTACATCTTCTATTTTAAAGTGTGAGGTTTTTAAATACTTATTAATCCATGCACCTGAAGGGTTATTTATATATTCGGATTTACTCATTTCTTCCGTTTGCTCTGGGAGGGAAGAGGGCACGGGGGAAGATAATGGAGAAACTACTGGAGAACCCACTGGGGAAGATAATGGAGAAACCACGGGAGAAACTAATGGAGAAACCACGTCAGGAGAAGACATAACTTGTCCTCTATTATATATTAATGGTTCATCTAATTTATTAATATTTAATATTTCATCTCCATCGTCATCAGTTTCTAAATTCGCATAATACGTTTCATGAGTCATTTCAAACAATCCTATTTGTTTTATTACAGTATCATCCTCGGGGCTAATCAAGTAAATAGGCACGGTAACGAGATCATCCTCTTGTATCCATTCGCGACCCAAAGCAATAATAATATTATTATTATCTAAATTATAATACCATGCTTGAGTTTTCATATTTTTGTCCGATTTATTTAACTCTGGATTATCTGGATAGTCAACCTCGGGATTTAATTTAGATAGCACCATACTAATTTATAATATTATTTTTTTATCCTTTTTTATAATATCTTTCATATCCATATATTTAAAAATGGTTTTAAAGGTTAATCCTTTGTAATCAGTAGGCTTTGCACTTGCCAGCCTTTCTATATGGGTTTTTACTAATTTACCATCACCCCTCGATAATATCTGTAAGCCAGTTAATTTAATTATTACCGACAAATTTTCAGACAACTGCTCTATCTGGTCGGATTCACCCGTTGATAATAATTGTTCTATATTATCTACTAAATATAACGTCAACTCCATAATCATATCTCCATCTACTATATTAAATTTCATTAAATAGATAATAAACGTCAATAAAGCGATACGTTTTGTATTATTTTTAATGATGTCACAAAACATATCATAATTTTTAGCATCCGACATATTTTCTATGTTTTTATAGGACGCTATAAATGTCTTTAATGAATTGGTTAGTGGTTCTCTCAAAAACTCAAACTCCGTATACAATTTATTATATAAATCAGCATATAATTCCGAAAAAAATAAATTAGCACTCGCTAACTCAAACAACATAATAGCACATTCATCCCTCTCTTTAGCATCAATCTTTAATTCCCTTAAAGATACCTGCATCTTTTCATATTGACGACGGTAATTCTTTACACTCATTTTATTCATATTTAAACGCAACTCATTCATGATATTATCCGGCTTTTTTACTTTTTTTACCACCGTCTTAAAATTCGGCGTTAGCTTATAATTTCTATTACTAATGATATTATTTAAATTATTAATTGTCTGGTTTACGTCATCCGATATATTATTAGTAGACAGTGTCCGTTTTATTGCATAAATATCTGCTAACGAGTAAAGCATACTATAAATATTACATAAATGTTTATATTAATATAAATAATACATCATAAGTTTATCTTATGAATTCTTGGGACAATATAGGAGATATAAAAGAGGATTTACTTAGGGGAATAATGAGCATAGGATTTGAGACACCGAGTCCCATACAAGAACAATCTATTAGTAAAATTTCTAAAGGAGATAATATTATTGCTCAAGCACAATCAGGCACAGGAAAAACGGGAGCATTTGTAATCGGTACACTAAATAATTTAGAGGTAACCAAAAATAAAACACAAATTCTGGTTATTGCGCCAACGAGAGAGTTGATTACACAAATATCCTCTATTTATAAGGAAATTTCTAAATATATGCCAGGTATTAAGGTTCATTTATGTGTGGGAGGAGAACAAATTAACAAAGATGTATATTATTTGAATAGAAATACCCCGCATATAATATGCGGTACTCCGGGTCGCCTTCTCCATATGCTTGAAGATAAGAAAATAATGCATAATATTAACACGGTAGTATGTGATGAATTAGATGTATTATTTTCACCCGACTTTGAACGAGAGATGAACCGTATCTTTTCTATTATAAAATACAAGCAGTTATGTTTATTTAGCGCGACAATGCATAATGCGGGGGATTTAAACCATTTATTTGATACCGAACCTGAAATGATATTAGTTAAAGCGGATATGTTAACGTTAGAGGGAATTAGTCAATATTATATAGCATTAGAAGATCAAAGGTTAAAGTATGATACGTTAAAAGATATTTATGAGCGGTTGGCAGTATCACAATGTATTATTTATTGTAATTCGGTAAGAACGGTAGATTATTTATATGATAGAATGACCCATGATGATTTTCCGGTGATTTGCATTCATAGTAAAATGTCCGGGGAGGAGAGAAAAGAGGCATATCATAATTTTAAGACGGGGTCAAGTAGGATATTAATATCGACCGATTTAACCTCTAGGGGTATAGACATTCAACAAGTAAGTATCGTTGTTAATTATGATTTTCCGAAAGATAAACATACCTATCTTCATCGTATTGGTCGCAGTGGGCGATGGGGTCGTAAAGGAGCAGGGATAAATTTCATCACTAACTATGATTCCATTATGTTGCGTGAGGTAGAAACCTACTACAATACCGATATTAAAGAACTGCCCGCCGAATTTGTTGAATTAGCGTAATATTATAATATTAATATTATATTGTCCTCTATAAATGAGCATCTTTAAACTACCGATTCATTATAATGATAAAACAAAATCAATAAACAAAGATACCATTACCGATATTAATCTAGAGGGAACCAACTCTGTTTATCTTAAATTGTTTAATCCAAAAACCATTATGGGAACGAAACTACTGGATTCATGGAAACAATCATACTCACATGATAAACGGTTTTTAACACACTCTCAATCATTATATAAAACCCTAAACCTGTCCCCCTATAAACAATTAGATACAGTAACAACGGAATGGGCGGCATTTAAGGAACAGACGAATTTTTTAGAAAAATTTAATTACTTAGATTGGGAGCAGTTAAAGTTTTTAAATAACAACTCATTGTTTCTGCAGTTATCAGGTATAAATACGATAGTATCGCCAATTATGACAATCATACTCCCCATTATTTTATGTATTGTGCCATTTATACTGTTAAAGATAAGAAATCCGTCACTAACATTAGAACAATATTATGTAATGCTAAAACATATATTAACGAAACACCCATTAGGTAAGTTATTGGAATTTAGAACGGCTACTTCTAAACAGCGATGTTATATCGTTGGATCATTATTGATTTATTTATTTCAAATATATCAAAATATTAAATCTACCTATCAGTTCTATCAAAATACCCAATCTATTAAAAAATTATTGAATACATTAAAAGACTTTTCGGAAGATACCATCTCTAAAATAAATGCTTATTTAACGGTTTCTAAGAAATATACCACGTATATGCTATTTAATAATGAATTAACCAGCCATAGAGATAAATTAATAACCCTAAACAGTCTCCTCCAAAATAATACTATTACATTGGTTTCTTTAGGGGAACATATGAAACTATTTTATCAGTTATATAATGATAAGGCTATACATGATACACTAGAGTATGCGTTATCGTTTCACGGGTATCTTGATAATATTACAGGGCTTCAATCATTAATTAAAAACAAATCGATTAATAAATGCACTTATAGAAAGCGGAATAATAAAATCGTAGACAACTATTACGCACTATTAGATAGTACCAACTGCGTAAAAAATACTAATAAACTCACTCATAACTTTGTTATAACCGGTCCTAACGCATCAGGCAAAACTACCTTTTTGAAAAGTACGCTAATCAATATTATATTAAGCCAGCAAATCGGTTATGGGTTTTATAAAACAGCCGCTATTAATCCATATACCTATATCCATTGTTATTTAAATATTCCAGATACATCTAACCGGGATAGTTTATTTCAGGCGGAAGCGAGGCGATGTAAAGAAATTTTAGATAATATAAAAGACACTAAACCGACCGAAACGACATTTTGTATTTTTGATGAATTATATTCAGGGACCAATCCTTATGAGGCTGTTGCTAGCGCTCAGGCTTTTTTATCCCATTTATCACAACAAAAGAATGTTTCGTTTATGATTACGACTCACTATATAGAATTATGCAATAAACTAACGGAGACCAATACCAAAAATTATAATATGAAGATTATCAAAAAAGACGATTCTATTGTGTATACTTATTTACTCAACGAAGGTATATCTACTATAAAAGGCGGGGTCCATGTTTTAGAACAACTCAATTATCCCAAACATATTATATCTAAAACCAAAGATAATCTCTCCAATTCGTTTATACCTGGTTAATAAAATATCTACGATAATTAAATGTTCGGACTAGAAGGATGTGGTTTTGTATTAAGTATTAGTGTTACCTTTTTATTAATTGGTTTAGTAGTATATTTGTTTAAAAAGCAACTAAAGACATTAGAACAAAAGTTTGCCGCAATATTCCAATTAAGCCAAACATTAGCTACTTCGGTCGAAACATTAAGGCAGAATTATGATGGTGGTAGCAATAAACCCAACTCCCCCCCTAACACGTCTGATACCAGACCAGCCGTTATATTATCCGATTCAGATACGGAATCCGATTCCGACTCGGAATGCTCTGATGATAACGTATGTTGTCCGTTTCCTAATGTGAAAATTGTAGACATTGAAAACGAACCTTTAAAAGAACATATGTTACAAGTATTTAACTTTAATAATACGGATATGAATAAAATATTAGATGTTACCGATTTATTAGCAGAGGAGAATGTTGTGGAGGACGTAGGTGTGGGGTCTAAGGAAGAGGCGACGATGTCGGTGGAGGATGATACGGAGGATGACGACACGGAGGATGATGACACGGATGGAGAAGAGGATGACGCTGAGCCCGGTTCTCCTAATTATAAAGGAATGAAGGTACCAGATTTAAGAAAATTAGTGCAGGATAAAAAGATAGAAACCGACAAGACAATAAGCAGTTTAAAAAAACAAGAATTAATTAATCTGTTAAAAAAAACTAATTAGTATTAAAACTTTTTCTCAGTATAATACACATGGCATGTTATAATGGAAGTAATAATCAGTATAACAATTACCCTCCCTTTATGAATGATGGTAGAAATTTTACAGATCTTAGACCCGAGGCAATGATTAATGAGAATATACGAGAGAAACAGCATATAACTACAAACTGGAATTATAGAAAATATTTGCAGGAAAATTCCAGCAAACTAATAGAAGCGAACCAACTAATGGCATGTGACGAATGTAGTGCATGTCCCTTTTATAATACTGGTACAATTACAAATATTCCCTTTTTATTTAATGGGGGACAAGAGAAACCGGTTGGATATGAAACGAGCGACCTTAAAGAGATATATCTCTCTAAAGAAACGATGGAATCTCGCATGAGTGTGCCAGCATTAGATCAAGATGTTCTATTATCATTTAAAAGAGCGAATTAAAGTATACTTATATGAGAGTATTAAGTATTGATGTAGGAATTAAACATTTAGCATTTTGTTTTATTGATATTATAGATAATAACTATAATATCATTTTATGGAAAATTATTGACATTAGCACCACTAATAAGTGTAGTCTGTGCGATAGTCCCCCCGAATATAGTTGGGATAATAAGATGTATTGTAAACCCCACGCCAAAGAGAATAATCTCAAGATTCCTACCAAAAAAATAATGAATATAAAGCAGCTCTCTCTAGATGAATTAGTTATATTAGCAAAAAAATATAAAGTAGAGGAGTGTTCCAAACCAAATAAACGCAACTTAACCCAAACCATAAAACAACTATTTTGTACCCCGATTAAACCTATCAACGCAAATAATATCAATCTAATACTATTAGGAAGAAACATCATGCATCATTTTGATATACTCTTTGCAAATCAATCCATCGATATCGTACTTATTGAAAATCAAATGGGCAAAATAGCAACTCGCATGAAAACCATTCAAGGTATGATATCCCAATATTTTATTATGAAACATATTCCTAGTATCGTATTTGTTTCCTCCGTTAGCAAACTAAAACATTTTATTACCAAAAAAACTACCTATAAAGAGAGAAAAGCCGCAGCAATAGATATTACCACCAATTTAATTAAAACGCACCAACCTACCTGGTACGATATTTTTATTTCTAATAACAAAAAAGACGATTTAGCCGATTGTTTGTTACAAGGCCTTTCTTACGCATATATTAATTCTCTTTTACGTAATACTTAAAATTATATCATATAAGTATTACATAATGGATATCACCCCAATCAAATTAGATACAATTACAGTAGACTCCAAGAAAGACTCCTTAGGACCGGGCATAGAACTATTAATGAATGAAAAAAAACTACCTGATAAAAATAAAACGAATACCGACATTAATTTAGACGATCTTAATAAACTAGAAAAAGAATTAAATGACCTATCTACCCCTAAAGGCAATCTGAAAACGATGCAATCATCCCTATTTTCTGATAAAATCGAACACATTACTAAATCTCCCAGTGATGCTCCGGCAACTATACCCGTTATGCCGTCAGTAACCATTAATGAACCAATCAAACAAACCACCTGGGATGGCTATAATAAATTTAAAGATATTCCTATCGGCAATGATTTTACACCGGAACCAGAACATAAAATGAAACCGGAAGAAATGGTCCAAGAGAAATTCAAATGCCTACGCAAATTAGAAGCATTAGAAAAAAAGGGGGTCCATCTCTCCAAGAAATACACCATGGAGTCCTCCCTACTTGAAATGCAAGGCGAATATATGTCCCATGTTTCCGAAAAAGAAAAAAGCAATGCCGTTAAATTCCAAGGCAAAATGCTCATGGCCGCAGTAACCGGGCTTGAATTCCTAAATAACCGGTTTGACCCATTTGACGTGAAACTCGATGGCTGGGGAGAACAAATGAACGAAAATATTGATGACTATGACGAAATATTTGGCGAATTACACGAAAAATATAAATCGAAAGCCAGTCTTGCCCCTGAACTTAAATTACTTTTCCAATTAGGTGGTAGTGCTATTATGGTTCATATGACCAATTCCATGTTCAAGTCTGCGATGCCCGGTATGGATGATATTATGAAACAGAATCCGGAATTAATGCAGCAATTTACACAGGCCGCCGCCTCTCATATGGGAGAGAGTCATCCTCAGTTTGGGAATTTTATGAATGATGTCATGGATAACCACGGACCACCTCCTCCAGCCGTTAGAACACATGGATACAATTCTATACCTCCTCCTGCGAGACGACCTGATATCGGATTTAGTAGAGGGATAGTGGATGAAGGCATTAGTATCCATCAAACCGGAGCCCCGGCAGACCCTCCAATGAAGACTTCGCGAATGTCCAGACCAGAAATGAAGGGACCATCAGATATATCAGATCTGCTATCAGGACTGAAAAGCAAAACCATCGAATTACCCAAAGACAATAGTAGTACCGTAAGTATTTCGGAATTAAAAGAGTTGGAGAATCACAATCCCCCAAAAAGAACGAAGCGGAGACAAAAATCGGATAAAAATACCGTGAGTTTAGATATTTAGCAACTGAGAAAAATTAAAATATATCGGATATATATATATATGACAAAAACGGCAACTACGTGGTTGAATACAGTGAAGGATGAGTTAAAAAAAGCAGGCAAAGGAACCTCTATGAAAACGGCATTACCTTTAGCGAAAAAAGTATGGGATTTAATAAAAAGCGGTAAACATCCTACCAAAATGCAAGCGGTTAAAGGTACCACCGCAAAGCGGTCGCGTAAAAAATCTAAAAAAGGCCGAAAACCCCGAAAGAAGCGTAAATCTAAGAAAAAGAGCCGAAAACGTTAAGATGCGTTCTCGGTTGAACATCCTAAATTCATATTACTACAACACCACGGTTGTTTCTCGGCATGCCATAATTCTTTTGTATAACAATTATGTTCTATTTGAGGCGATGGTATTTTGCAGTTTGCTAATGTTGCGCAGACGTAGTATAATATATTGGCATACGCATTATATTATATATATATAGATATTAAAAAAAACACACCCCCTATCTACTTTAGACGCGCAAATACTTATCTACCTTTTTATAAACATAACGGGTTGCCGTATTAATGCGATGGGTTTGTCTATAGGTGCTATAGGGATTTAATTGTAACCGAATACGTCGTTTTAGACGCATACGCCTTGTAGGATGTAAATAGTGTAGAATAGTTACCAAATCATTATGAAGAGGCTTAATTTGGTTCTTTTTTAGTGGCATTATACAGGATATATATATATATTCTGTATATATATATTATGGAAGAAGATAAATATCTTTTAGAACCTTATACGACACATTTAATAGATAATGAAACATTTACGATTATTATTACCGATAATAAACCAGTTATAGTAAATGGTTATATTACAGAAAACTGTTTAAATTCTAATTTACAATTTTTGGATAAAATAACACATATTCCAGTAAACATAAAACAGGTAAGCTACTTAGAAACAATTACTTATATGGATAAAACATTACATATATATAGTCAGACTGCTTGTAAAATAGGAGATGCATACAATCCGTGCCTATCAAATTATTCGCCTGCACCCTATAAATATACTCCTAATAATAATAATATAGTACATGCATCATCAGGACAGATATATAAGGAATCCTTTAATATAAAGAAAGGTATTTGTCAGTGGGACGACAAAGGTGAATGTTGGACTGGTGGAGGTGGAGATGGGGGCGGAGGGTATATATCAGGTTTCTTTTTAGGTAATTTTAAATTAACATTTAAGAATATTCCAAAATATCTATTAATATTAGCAACTAGTATACCGAAGGCTGAATCGAATAATTTCACACATATTACTAATGATACATCAAATATTACGATTGGGTTTGAGATGCAATTAGCATTTGTAGTAAAACCATTTGTGTTTCAACCGCATTATAATACACGCTTGACTAGCACCCCTTTAGATTTTGCAGCGTTTGACTTATTAGGGAAGACTATTACTATTGATGTATCTATGAATAATTTAGGAAATAATTATATTGGTGCAATTTATTTTGTAATTCCTAATACCTTTCATCTTGAGGGTGATTCTCCACTAAATGGCTATTTTCAACACCATTATTGTGATACTGCTAACAATCATTGTTTAGAAATAGATTTATTAGAATTTAATAATTGGGGTGCAACTTCAACTTTACATATTTGTAATCCACAAGAACAGAAATGTGCTCATCCAGAAGATACAGATGGTTATCAAGCAAGGATGGTTAGTTCAGGCAGTGGATCCGAAACAACAAACACACCTTCATATGGCCCTAATAGCTCTACGAACCAATATAATATAGATTCAACTAAACAATTTAAGTTAGAGGCTAAGATAGATAATTCATACGGATTACAAACTACCCTAATACAGAACGGCAAGAGGTGGCCATTATATGATGGAAGCAATTTTAGCAATGAGTACGCGCCAACCGCTACATGTATTGAAACTTTTGTGAAATCTATAAATAGGTGTAAAGTTACATTAGCTGTAAGTGTATGGAGACAGGATAATTTCCCAACACCTGTGGAATGGATAGTTAACCCTATTGTGCCCGAGATGAACAAAGATGTTTATCTCGGCCACAATGCTGAGCCGGATCAACCTAATCTATTACAAATATCAAATCTAACAATATCTGACACCTCAAATAGTGATTATATATATAATAATCTATGATAATATTTATAAGATTTTTTGAAAAATGGAACTACTTAAATCTGCTATAATAATTTGCATAACACTATGATTGACGACAACAAAAGTAAAACATAGGTGTCAGGATTATCTACTGCGTTATTAATAAGCTCTTCTACGAGGATAGTTGTGTTGAATCCAGATTAAGTATGAAACGAATAAAAATAGATGCCAGTCACACATAATAATATTATAATGGCTAAGAATAGTAAAGTACATGATGGGTTATGTATTTCATCCTCTTCATCCAAATCAATATAAGTATTCTTAAATATATAATTAGGCTTTTTACAAAACACACATAAACAATCTTGGACCGGTTGTTTTTTCATCCAGTTAGTGACACAATTAGTACATATGTTTTTGTTACAGCACGTCAGGTCGTGTATACTATATGTATTCGTAAAACATATCATGCACATATCTTCGGTAGAATCACACGATATAAAGGATATATTATCTATCTCGTCTGCTGGTAGCATTTAAGGTATAGTATGCATATACATTTATATAAATGTATATACAATAGTTTATATAACCTCTGTACCTACTTGGTATCTCTTAGTTGCCAAATAAGTACTACACCAATTAACCATATAGACATACTAAAGGCTATCCCCATATTTTTTGACATGTTTCCGGAGTGTACATATAAATAGTAATACATACAGGTAACGAAAGTTAATAATATAGTAGTTAGCGCCAAATTAGAGACATAGGCTTTTGCTTTCGCAGAATTTAGTATAAAATAGGTGGAAGGTAATCCGATGGGTAATCCGGCTAATAACCCCGCTAATACGGGATTCACATAATTGCCTACATACGAAATACCTGATACGAATACTCCTCCTATGACAAACTGCTTAATTATTTCTTCCATATAATTTATTATAATATTATAATATTATGACAAACTTAAACGCTAAAATCATTACTCAAGCACTGAAACTAGCCTTTCACAAAGTGAAAAAAAATGATACAGGTAAAAATGCCGATTATATTCCATACTTAAAAAATGCCGACCCCAATATTTTTGGTATAACTATTGTTACTGCTAAAGGAGAGATTTATGAAATAGGAGATACGACTACCAAAATAGCAATAGAATCTATCGCTAAAGTATTTACCTTATGTTTAGCATTAGAAGAAAATGGTAAAGACGCCATTATGGATAAAATAGGCGTTAGTCAAAGTTTTTTACCGTTTAATTCTATCTTAGGATCTGAAATAATGAACCAATACCATGAGTCTACTATTAATCCATTTGTGAATGCTGGGGCAATTGCCACTACGAGTTTAATTACTGGTATAAATAAATATGATAATTGGAATAAATTATACACTAATATGAATAAATTTGCGGGAAGACGATTGGACATAAATGAAGAATTATATTTAAGTGAAAAGAAAACCAACAAAACCAATAATGCTTTAGCACATTTATTAGATTCGCATAAGCGTTTTTATGGAGATATAGATGATACCTTAGAAATCTATACCAGACAGGGATCTGTTATGGTTAGTTCTACTGAATTAGCGGTCATGGCATCCACGTTGGCTAATTGTGGTAGAAATCCTTTTACGAATGAGCAAATTGTATCGGATGAGCACGCGTCTTTTGTATTAGCAACCATGATGTCTAGTGGATTATATAATTATTCCGGACCTTGGATTTGTAATATTGGATTACCGGGTAAAAGTGGGGTCGGGGGAGGCATAATCGCAGTCGTTCCAGGTAAACTAGCAATAGGAGTTGTATCGCCGAGATTGGACAAACACGGTAATAGTGTTAGAGGGATCGATACATGCATAGAATTATCTAAATTATTAAATTTAAATCTGTTTACTACTCCTACCCTATGTAATAAACCGAGTAGTACCTTAAACCTAACAAAACGCTTAAAACGCCGCAAATTAACCGTTAAATCTAAAAAGGTAAATTATAACATAGATAAATCCCTCTTTAAAAAAAAAATTAAGGATAAGGAATTAATTCATAAGATTATGACTACAAAAAAACCTAAGTAATATATATACATGCTTTCACAAAAAAACGCAATGCTTGGTATATTGTTACTAACAATAGCATGTATAGAGGCATTCGGTCTATATTTACTAAAAGTTTATTATGATGTAAAATATGTGAATTTTAACCGTACTGACCACTTTCAATTTTTACCGCAAATTAGTCTACCATATATTACGTGGGTGTGTTATGGTTTGTGCACTTTTCTTTTAGCCAAAACTTACGAATATACCTCTATGGGTAAATCAGAGGTATATTGGGACGCATTATCTGCTATAATCGTACCATTAGTTAGCACTATTGCATTTAAAGAACAATTAGGATATCAAGGATGGGGTGGTATATTTTTAGTAATCATAGGAGCATTAATATTATCTAATACAAATAGTAAATAATTGAAATATAAATACACCGTGCTATAATATACCAAATGGCAAGAACTTATATCTTAATTGATGGTAGTTACTACATCTTTTATCGGTTTTATGCGTTAATTCAGTGGTGGAAAGTGTCTCATCCCGATGATCCTTTAGGGGTTCCTATAGATAATCCCGAATTTGTAGATAAATTTAAAAAATTGTTTGTTTATAAATTAGAGGATATTGCCAAAAAACTAAAAATAAAAAATCCAATCTATATTATTGCGAAAGATTGCCCTAGAAAAAATATTTGGCGGAATGAACTATTTGATCACTATAAAGGTACCAGAAAGTATGAAACGGAACCAATGAAAAATCCCGGACCATTCTTTAGGTTAGTATACAATGAACCATTATTTCTAAAGCCAATGGTAGAACACCCATTTCTGGAGGCGGATGATTGTATAGCGCTAATTATTAAACGATTAAAAACCCCCGTTGACCAATTTTATATTATTGCGAATGATCATGACTATTTACAAATAACAGATACAAATGTACATATATATAATTTACAGTTTAGAGAGATTAAGACCGAGAATCCTAAAAAATCCTTATTTATGAAATGTGTATTAGGAGATAAAAGTGATAATATTAAGGGGATTTTTAACAGATGTGGAAAAAAAACGGCCGAAAAATATTATGACGATCCAACCTTGTTCTCGGAACAATGTGAAAAAAAGAAAGCGCTAGTGCAATATCAATTAAATAAACAATTAATTGATTTTGCTAATATTCCTGAAACCTATGCTACAGAGTTTTATGCAATGTATGAGTCTATGTTTAACGACGGCGATGAGACTTAGAACGACGGCGATGAGACTTAGAACGACGGCGATGAGACTTACGACGGCGATGAGACTTACGACGGCGATGAGACTTGGAACGACGGCGATGACTTCTGTTAGTACCCCTTGCCCGGCGTCTTCCCTGGGTGCGCGCTAACCACGCTGCCTCGGAGTTTATCATTTGCTGGACCGGTAATACATCGGGGCTTCCCGTACGAAGAGGATTGTTTTTTAACCATCTCCTATCTTTTACGGCTTGATAACCAGAACTGAATTTTCGTTTAAATGGCCACCAAGATCCACGCGCACGACTTCCGCGACTTCCGCGTCTTTTGCGAGATTTAACCATTATAATATTAAGTTAGATTATAATTTTTTGCTAAAAGGTCTTTTTGTTTTTTGCTAAAAGGTCTTTTTGTTTTTTGCTAAAAGGTCTTTTTGTTTTTTGCTAAAAGGTCTTTTTGTTTTTTGCTAAAAGGTCTTTTTGTTTTTTGGCTTTCGTTAATACTTTCATTGCCATCTGTAATTCTTCATCGCTTATAACTCCATCATTATTAGTGTCTATCTGTTGTATCATATGTTCTGGTATAATACAAAAATTACTATTCTCGTTTAATAAAAAGTTTGTCAATATCAAAAATATACCAGTCAATACAAACGAAACATATAAATCTTTAGTACCTACCCACACCATTGAAAAAATTAATATTTGTCTGCCTATATTATTACGAATAAAGGCTTCTTGGTTTGGACTTAATTCTATCGTCACAAACTTCGAACCTATATTTAACAATAATATTAATATACCAGCAAAATAGGTATTGTTATTTAAAGCCTTTAAACCTGATTTAACGGTTGTTAAATTCATATAATATATATAGATACTTTATTTAACCATTTTATTATTGCCCTAATTTTTACGTTTTACCCTAAAGTATCTTGTATTTTTATGTAACCCTTAATTAACATACCATCCTGTAAAATTATTTTATTAAGTATTTATACTTTATTTAGATAATTCAGCCTGAGTATTGGTATTGGTAGGGGGAGACTCGGTTTCACATGTTCCGTTGTTCCACTTGCACTTTGGTGGCTCTTCTTCGCATAAATCGGAGGTCTTATAACTATCACATGTTGCTTTCAGCCCTTCCCTATAATATCCTAAAGAAACAATTAGTAAAAGAACCAATAATCCCATATACGGTTTATGAAGGGATGCAGCCACTAAAGCAACTAATAATAGGACCTTACCGATAAGGCTTTGGTTTAATTGAATCAACCAGTCAGGTCGTACAATCACACATGCTAAAATAATGCATACTACGACTAATTCCCAAGTTTTTACTTTTAACTTCATAAAATTTTTCATATACTATATAAAAATAAAATAATTTCAGTATCTTTTATTTATTTTTATCTCCCTTTTATTTAAGTATGACATCCACTTTAGCATTTTCAGAAATAAATTCTATTGAACCTGGATCGATTGAAGCCCAATTTAAAACGGTTCTCTCTAAAGAAATACAACCTGAACTAACGCTCTTAAACGACGAATCAGAAGATAATGCATTATTCAGCGATTTTGTTGCACCTCCTAAACCTATGTCCGCAAAATCCTTATATACCGATTCAAAATCTCCTATGATTCCAGAATCATCCCCTAAAATCATAGAGAGTCTACAAGATCGCCCCGTCACTCAATCCACCTACCAAAAAATAAATACGAATCACTCCGAAGATTACTATAAACAATATATCCCCCCATATAACAGTACTACTACACAAGATAACGAAGATCTCTCCAAAAAAATTAATTATATGATCCACATTCTAGAAGAACAGCAAGATATAAAACATGGCAGTGTTACTGAAGAACTAGTACTATATTGCTTTTTAGGAGTTTTTATTATCTATGTCGTTGATTCTTTCGCTAAAGTAGGGAAATATGTCCGTTAAATAATAATGATAATTTCCTTCTCTCCACAAGGCCTAGTAACATAATTATAAAAATAATATGCCATAGGACATACCGTATCATACTTGTATTTTAACATTATATTATCTAATATAATATGATTATGAGAGAGATTCTCTATCCATATAAATTTATATTTATTTCTAATTGTCTGCATTACTGTAGCAAACCCCGACACAAACGACATATTATCTATTCCATTATTAATAGAACCAAATAATTCAATCGTTCGCTTCTTATAATACCAGGTATTACCATCCCTTAAAAAATATAACCCACCTATTCTATTATCTACCATTAACGCATATATATAGATATTATCTTCCTTTAACACATCTAACATCACATGCTCATCCATCCATAGTTTTACCTTAAATGGTGATGTATCTATTAATTCATATACAGCCTTAATCATTAATTTGGTTACTTTAACAATCGTTACAGGATATTCTGTTTTATTCCAGCCATGAATATTAAATCCATACGTGTAATAGGTTACTAGGGGGACGATTAAATTAAGGTGTCCCTCCCGCTTAAAAAGAGAGATGGAATGATTAGTGGCTTTGCGTTGATTATATTCATGCGACTGAATCATTTTTGGTGCGATACCTTGCTTTCTATAATGGTTATGCACACAGAGATAGTCTATATAGTAGCACGTAAATCTCTCTTTAGAAAGGGATACACGTACCTTCCTACCAGTTATACATGCTACTAGTTGTTTTTCGGTCGATATTTTTTCCGACACAATGTCAGCATAATACAGACTATAGAGGGATGATTTATTATTTTTAAAATAGGGTTCTATATTTGATTTGGTTGGTTTATATTGGATCGATTCGTCATTTAAGTAATGCTCTTGTAAAAAGGCAGAGAGATCCATCGGGGAATCTTCAAATAGGATGGTTTTAACTTTTGAATCGTAATATTTAGTTGGTGAATGCTGTTCAATCGCGATAATGCCATTATATATCAACCAATAATAGATATTATACACATGAAATACAGGCTGAATAGACCAGAAGCGGTGAAATAATTTTATATAAGCAAAAAAAAGCAAATAGAGAGAAAGGATTATACCTACGACATAAATTATCATTTATATATTGTTTATCACCAATAATTTAATTAGGTTTTTGTAACACATACAAGTATTGATTATTATAGTCACATTCAAATAAATTAATTTTTTTAATCATGTTAAACCCTATTGCTTTAGCATAAGACAATATCTTTGGTTGTGTCTCCATATACAAGGTATGATGATTCTCTCTAACCTTACCATCCTTGAATGTGAATTTTTCCTTAAATCCTCCATCCCCATAATTTGCTACATAATCAAACTCCTTAAATGCAACCCGACTCCGAGAGATTCTCTTTTTGGCAAAATCCTGCACCGATACTGCATCAATAGGATTACCTGACGGCACAATCGGATCAAACATATCCTTATCTACTAAATGAATTACTAAATGACCGCCCGGCTGCAACCAATGGTAACAATTCTGAAATAATACACTCTTTTCCTTAAAATAATACACCGTGAAATACATAATCATAACCGTATCAAACTGACTGCCTTGAAAGGACATTGCTACATTCGCATCTCCCTCCACAAACTCATTCTTTGGAAATAATTCCTTCGCTTGTTTTATCATTGCTGGCGATTTGTCTAAACCGATACATTGGGTGCCAAGTTTAGTTAATCCACCACAATGATGCCCCGTACCACAACCAATATCTAATACCTGTTGGATTTTTATGGAATTATTTAGTTCATTTATCTCATAGGTATTTTTTATGGGAGAGAATAATAATTGGTCATATACCTCCGCATAAAAGGGATCATAGATAGACTCATTATCATATAACTCGTAATTATCTCTCCGAGTCACCAAGGTCTCTACTTGTGGCATAAAAAACCTACTAATATTTAAAAATAATAATATCACTATCAATAGCAAACATAATTTACCAATATTACTCATACAAAAAAGAGAGATTTAAAAATTTATCATTTTACATCAATGTTCTAAAACATTACCTATTAAAAGTATTCTAATACACTACTATATGGAGGATATTAATGACATACGATACCAAAAGGACTTTAATGGTAAATCTTTTTCTAAATTTAAACGTAATGATGTCATTAAAGAATTCGTTAAATGCATCCTAAATAATAAAATAGAGGCTGCATGTAACTGGGCTGCCGAACTCATTTGTGCGGGTCATTATATTACCTTATGGGATACCATTTTATTGGTCATGAGTAAATATATACACCTAGGCAACCCTAAATTACCTATTTATTTAATGATGCGATTTAATCAATTTAAAGAGATTGTATCGAACGGTTATGTTGGAAATGAGTTAGCGATGAGAAATAATACAGCGATACGGACTTTATTTGGAGAGATAGTGGTGGTGTTGTGTTTATCGAATAAGAGACCGGGATTTGAGGCCATTAAAATAAATAAGGCAAATGAATTTAATATTAGTAATTTGTCGAATAAGTTCAAGGCGCCGAATGTGAATTATGGTAGAGAGATATTTCGCGAGAATGACCCTAAAGAAATATATATTGCTATTAATGAATTTGTGTATCAAGTGCAGAATAAAATGAATTTATTGGAGTGTTGTTATTGGATAGAATGGCTTATAGAGTTTGATTCCCTCTGCAGGAGGAAAAAAGAACCACTAGAATGCGAGTCTAGAACCTTTGCTCCTGTAAGTAATACATTTCAAAAAGATAGTATATGGATTATTTGGGAAATACTACTACACGAATCTACCGAACCACTACAAAATAAAATAGTAACGACCTTGATGGAATTATTCTCTCTTAAATATAACTATAGCATTAAAAAAAAACGCAAATTCATTCTATATTTCGCCATTGAACTCGTGACCCAACAACCTAACTTCCAAATAGATATCATTAATACTACCACCAAATCCACCGTAGAACGAGTACTAAAGAACTTACATAAAGTATACAAGAATATCAGTAAGAACCAGATAGCACCTAAAACGGATTATTTGTTTCAACATCCTAAAACGAAATCTAATTTAGAAAAAACCATACAGAAATTAGACATGATGAAGAAAATGAATGCCCTGTAGATTAATATTACTAAATTTATTATATTTTATCTATATATATGGCTGAAACGAGTGAAACCCATCGTACAGTTACGAACATAGTTAATAATATTAAGAAGTCACCTAATAATCCAGATAATGGAGTCCCCGTAATAGTGAATACATTAAGTAAGTTTGTGGTAGTAACTTATTGGTGGGGACGCGACAATAAAAATAGAAATACGGCACGACCATGTGGCGATTTTTATGAAGATTATATTAAAAAAGTAAATAAATTTATGGTGAATTTAATATATACAACGACCGCAAAAGTGAAAAACGACGGAGCGGCTGATCCAGACGAGGTAATAAATACCATTTTTACTAATTTAAAAGATGACCCTACTAAATTTCCAAGCCTTATGGATATGATACGTAAAATGGTAAACCATTATATGCGAAATGTATGTGACCATTATAATGTGGGTCAAAAAAAACAAGACCCGTGTAGAATGTTATTCTATAAGGATGAATCACAAACCAAGAAAACTCCCCCAAAACAAAAAACACCCGATGAGCTATTTACAAATGTATACGCTATATTAATAGATGGGCTTATCCAAAATAAAGAGAATTTAATCCGATTAAATCAACTACAAACCGAATATAATGCCTTAAAAGCAAAGGTGTTAAATGACCGATCTAATAACATAAGACAAAGCGATGAAATATTAAATCAAGACCTGGCATCTGTTAGACTAAAACAATCCGAAAAGGCCCTTCTTCAACAAAATCTGATATCTACCTTGAAAGATAAAAGTAGCGGACCCTCCATATTTGATCGCTTAATATCCTTTCTTGAATACAAACCCCCCATACAGTTTGAACAAATGATAGACCAGTGGAAAAAAGATTGCGAAACCCACGGATGCAATCATTTAGCTGTAGAATATTCTGAATTTGCCGAAGAAGGCGGTTATCAATTGGCCATTAACGCTAAACCTAAATTTATCCAAAAAGCATTAGAATTATGTCCAGGGAGAGGAGTATTATATATTGACGGCGATATGAATATTCGTAGTTATCCAGGAATTTTTGATATAGATAATGTGGATTATATGGCAAGAGGCTGGTGGATAGATCCCCGATCCAATTGGAAAATGACGGAAAGTATCATGTATGATCCTTATAATTTTGAAACCTCGGGAGGAACCATGTTTTTTTCTAGTTCGTCTGCAGCAAATAAATTATTACAATTATGGATAATCACTGCGGAGAAACCACTAAATGCCGGGAAAGCAGATGACAGAGTGTTATCTTTGGTATTTAACACCCTAAGTGTATTAACATGGCTTAGAGTCATTCAATTACCTGTAGAATATTTATGGCTATCCTTAGATTATGATGAACGAATGCTAGTGGAAGTCTATGATTATGATATGCTTAAAATGAAATCTACGGTTTTAATAGACCACCCCGAATGCCTTACCAGCGAAGATACCGCTACTGGTGCCGGTGCTTCAAATGATAGGCAGCCAAAGTTTTACGATTTCTTAGAAGACGTTTTCCCATGCGTTGAAACAACCCATGAATATATCATGTTTAAATCCCTCGTTGAACAATCCGCAGTACCAGATGAAAAATTAACCGCCTATATGCAGTTATCAGATGAAACTAAAAAAGACAGGGCGGATGAGATTAAACAGCGCGTAACCAAATTAAATACCCTGATGGCAGACCCAGCAACCCATCCAGTGAAGAGAGATATTTTTAAACAACGACGAAATGAACTCAAAGTTCAACAAAATGAACTATTATATTTACCATATTTCTATTGGTATTATCACTATATGGGTGGCGTCCAATATATTAATGATGGTAATGCGGATTTATATGACGAAGGACTTGTGGATCCCGAAGACGAAGATGGTGAAAACAACGCACAACCATTATCTATCATCTCTTATAAAGACCGGTTTGGTAATAAACCTCATCCTGGTGGCGAAGGAGTAAGTTATAACAAAATAGTAGATATTAACATGGCCTATGCTACCGATCCCGAAAATGAAGAATCGTTAAAAACAGAGGCAAACGTTACGATCGATAAAACCAATCCAAATTTAATTGAAATTATTCCAAATGATGCTACCTTTGAAACTAATAAAGCAGTTATACAACTCCTATTAAAATACCTAGTATTAAATAAAACAGTGCTCATTAACCCCAAACATTCACAAGGATATAACTCTTTCTTATATGATTATATAACGAAAAAAGTTAATACCTTATATAAAGAGATTGATTTCATCTTTTTCCCCGAGTTACTCGTTACTATTCGCCGTAGTTCTTTCTATAAACCAAAGATATTTATGAATCAAGTCATCTTATTCAAACCGGAACAACGCCTAATCGATTTTATATCTATGCAATTATCTCTTGAAGATTTATCTGTGTTTATTTTTCAAGGATCCTATGAATTTATGTCCCTCGTTAGAGTAGCATATCTTAGCAATAAACATAAGAATTTCACCCCTTCTCCCCAGGCTCAAACACCCTCCCCCAACTTTGAAATATCCAACCCTAATAGCCAGACCCCAGCGCAAATAACTAGCGGAGGCGGCAATACCCCCAGTATATACCATTCAAATAAAATGCTTGAGGATTATTCTAATACTTTTGAGAAATTATTTGACCACGTTAAAAAACATGGCGCAGCACCCAAGAGGCATTCAAAAAAGAGACGTACCCACATGAAAAAACATCGCTCTAGAAAAGTAAGATCAAGAAAACACCTTAGAAAGAAGAGAGGTAAACATAACGTTTCTAGATAGTCCTATTTAAATTCCGGATTCCATGATAATTCTCCATTAATAAAAGAGTGTAAAAAGGGGTTAGGTATATCTGTTTCTGTTATACACTTGGCATGTTCAAAATCGATCATCCAAAGATGTTCATTGTTATCTAACATAACATTATAACCTGTAATATCTATATACTCCACCATATATTGATTGAGTATATATAAAAACTGACGTATCAGTTTTATGAGCTTGATAGGGACATCGCGTATATCTTCTCCATAAATATTGGACAAATTATCTCCATAAATGGTTTGCATAATTAATAC